CGGGTGGGCATGTCCGTTGTCTCCAGAGCGGTCGTCTAGTAAGTACGCAATGGGGAGATGCCAGGATACTGCGGTGTTGAGAGGATAACCAGAGATGGGAACACCACCACTGTACGTCTGAGTGCCTAAGGCAAAAGAAGTGGACAGGGTGATGGTATGGGGATCAATGGCGATCGCTGGGGCTCCTGTGAGTGCCAACGTGGAAAAGTAGGCGATGTAGCGGATTGGCTTCATGGCATAGTTGTTCTCATAAACCACGCTATGACAAAGAGGGTTGCGGCTGTAGGCAGCAAACCATGTTCCAGCCGCGAGATATGGAGTGGTCCAACCAACAGGTAGCGGATCGGGGAACGGCTCGGAAACGTCAATTTGCTCAATGCTGAACGGGTTGGCAGTTGTGGACGGGGTGACATCGTAACCATCGTTCAAGCGCGTGGAGTAAAGTTCGGGTAGCATCACAGCCATGGCCAGTTGTCTCGGCACCGAATGGTGTAGATGCAGGTGGTTGAGGTGTGCAGCAATAGCATGGTGGTGGTTGGTCCGACCGCTGGGCCGAGATGAGTTGTGTACCACCAGTTGCTTGCTGCTCACAGACTTGAGATCCTTGCCAGAAGCTAAAGAGGGTTTCCGCTTCATCTGAACCGATACTTTCCGTTGCGGTCCAGGACGCGAGGCTGTCCGTTGGGTTTTGGACGGCTTCGATTTTGATTGCTTGCGGGTGTTGGCTGTGTTGGCCATTAGGTAGGATGTAAATGGTGCTTGCTCTGTGCTTACAAAAACCGGGGCGCGCGGCTGCAGAACAGCCGGACTTGGCGGGGGAATGTGCCGCCTAAAGTGTCTCCTAAAACCTATGCGCATGTGTGATTGTGCATGCGTAATGGGGGGCCGAAGCCCTACTTGTCGTCTACCCTACACACCACCTCAGTAAATGGTGTGTGTAGAACGAATGGCACAGAAGGGATCGCCTTGATCTGCTCAATTGACTGATTGATGATCTCGGGGGCGACCCCATAGCACAAGGCGAGTTGTTCAATTGTGCGTTGGGTATACACGGGCAGAGGGGTGCCCGGCGCCAATTGGAAATTGACCTTGTGCATGGCATCGGGGTCGTGAAATTGGTTAATCTTGCCTTTGTTAACCTTATTGCGGTCTAACAAGGTGAGGACCACCCGTGCCATGTCGGAAATGACTGGGATGTGCGAGAGGGTCAGCAGCTCCTGGCTGCACACCCCGCTCAACCATGCCAACAAATCCCCTCTTGGCTGCAACATCCAATGATGCTTATACAGCCGCCGCCCAAGAGTGGGCCCCCAGAAGTAGCCTTCATCATAAGAATAGGCCATATTACCCAAAAACACCATCTTGGCAAACGTGGTGTGGCCGTTCCACTCCACGTCAAAACCAAATTTGTTTATGACAGTGATGATGTCTTGGGGGTTGACTCCGTGGGGGACGATGACTACGGAATCATCGCCGGCACCAGTGAGGCGACACCGATGTGCAGTGTCCCTCGTGACAAGGAAGAAATCAGCGGCACTCATGGCCAGCAAATCTTCGAGGGTGCAGTTGTGCAAGGCACAAGTGATGGCCACAAAAAGGGCGGGAAGCGACAAAAATCCATTTGCCAAGGCCGTATCGGGCCTGCCACTCCCATTCATCTCCTTTGCGGCTGAATACTTAAATCCCTTGCCGAACACACCCTTGGGCACACGCATCCTTAAAAGTGCGCGGCGTAAAGTCCTGGGTAACTTCACTATCTTGGCATACCAACTCTCTAGGTATTCGAAGCTCAATTTGCTGTGCGTGCAGTCAAACATCTTGTAATCAAAGCACAGAAATTGATGCGTATCCTTGAGAGGGGCCATCTTTTCATTGAGAAAATAGTGCATGTCCCCTGGGTTGGCGCAACCGGCATAAAACAAGGGAGCGTCGCGATGCCATGCCTTGGCGGCCACTTTCAGCACCTTCTTGAGATAAGGGCCTAAAGCCACCTGGTAGGTGGGTGGCATTGACTGTATGGCTCTTGGTTTGTCATTGTCTCCTTTTTCCACTTTGGTGAAAAGGCTCCATACTAGTTTGCCAAGGCCCTGATTTTGGTACTGTACCTGGGCCTCCCTCATCAACTCGGGATTCTTCGTGGTCACCACCCACTCTTCGAAAGTGAATGGTCCGTACTGACTCTTGAAGTCCCATTCCTCTGCATATGAAGTGAGGAGCCGGTTGGCAGCAGAAAAGGCGTTGACATGCGGCTCAAACTTGGGCACCCTCCCAATGCGCAGGATGATGGCCTTGGCGCAATTGAGCACGGATGACTCATGCACCGAGGGGATGCAGCCTGACGTTGCTACGCCCAATAGCACTCCCACCTTTCGACGATGCAAGACATCATTGGATGCCTTTGGATCAGGGAGTTCCCTCTCAATTGCGTCCCAGTCGTACGATGTCGTAATTTTGTTGTGGTACAAGACTGGGCGTGCATGCTTAGTGAGCAGTGCCGCCATCGAGGTGCGCTTTCTCTTGTAGGGGAACAAGGTGGTGAGCGGGTAATGTTCCACCGCCGGAGCCGGCTTCTGGCTCGCCCTTATCACGAAAGGGGGGTGGAAGGGGTCAACGTAAGGCTCATGAAAGCCATCGACGTTGGCCTGGTGGGTTGGGTCGTAATCCACCATCTTATCCTTCTGATAAATGTCTTTGTGGTGGTTGGGGCACAACCCATGACGGAACTTCACTGCACGTTCCACTCCATCCTCACAAACCTGCCTCCTCGGCTGTGAGCAATACAAGCAATGTTGCTGGAGGGAAATATGATGCAGAGAGGATGGTGAAACACCCATACCGGGCGCCGCGGTGCCCGGATGGAGATTGCAACCCAATGGAGCAGCATTGTAGTGTTCTTCGAACGCTGCATACTCAAAGGGGTGTTGCACCACCAGCCCATCCGGTGCATCACGGGCAAGACGTTGCCGCAAAGTGGTGAAATTGTGGCCCCCTGCCATATTCAGCTGTATGAGGCGCTGTGCCTCGGGGTCGTTGTTGAGATGCCTGACATCACTGACAGCATTTGGCCTTTGCAAGTTTACCGTCACGGAGGAGGGGCCACGTAAAGGGTGGGCTAACACCTGGGCGTGGATGGGATCAACGAGTGTGAGAAAGACTAAAAGCCTTTTCCACCATCCAGGTGAACAGTACAGCACATATCCATTGGGAAGTTGCAGCCGATGGTAGTGCTGCCAAGGGAGGAGAGGACGTAACCAAGCAGGAGTAGTGGTGACTTGGGTATGGTCCAGAAAGGGGTACAATTGTGACATGGGAGTTGTCAGGACAGAGCCAAACAAGTTGTCCTCAACTTGTCGGATGTTAAGCACTCGCGTCACATTCGATTCCTCTCGCTCATAGGGCCTCCTCATTGTCTTAGTCAATGAGCGGGGGTACGCTCCATTGGCCAAGGAAACCACAATGTTGCCACTGACATTCTTAGGCTTAAAAATGGCAACACATTTTCCCAAAGGCAATGCTACATGAATAAAGCGATGCATCAGCATCTCAGCCTTGTCAGGGATGCGGTCGAGCACAATTGGGATGTCATCCCGATGAAAGAAAGGGCAATCCTGGACATGTGGTCTCGTGAGATTACAACAGCAAGTAGGCCGACATTCATTGCGTAAGCCCTCATGCGTGTCCATGGAAACGTTGCCCACGTAGTTGAACCCGTAGATATCAACGTGGCAACCATTGATCACCCCATCGAGAGGGAATGACCTACCCAGCAACGCCACTTCGGGTGGCCGATAGAACATGGTGATGCGTGGTGTGTAACGGGGCACAACACGCAGCACCGCGGTGTTTCGGTACACCGGAAGGGTCTCCTCGTGTCTAAGGAACTGAGCGGGCCCAGCCGCATCCTTGTCCTTGACTTTTGTTTTTGGGAATTGACCCCAGGTCTGGACTGTCGAGTCCATGACCTCACCCTTCGTTTGGTAAATGTCACACCTGCTGCACAATTGCGGGTATCGTCGAGATTCGTACGTCGTCTTTATGCTGTGTGTATGTACGAAACGCACTTTGCATACCGTGCAGAAGTGCGGATGCTCGATCGTAGTGCCATACTGCAACCGTTCATGTGCATGGCTGTGACTTAAAATGACCGAGTTATTGGGAGGGGCGGTCATCCTATTGTGGGCATAGCAATTGGCAACATAATGGTGCAATGGCTGGTTGTACGGCAATTGCGGCAAACGATGCCCAGTCAAGCCCACGTTGGCCAAGAGGTGATGCAGCTCCGTGGGTGCAGAAGGCACGGCCGGCGAATTGGTGAAATAAAAAGGGCCGTGTCTCCAAACCTGTGGGTATGGATGCCTCAATGGCCAAGCAATGGCCATCGTGTGGTGCACAATGCCATTCTCGTCACTCATGGGCTGTGGGGGGCGTGGGCCCAGCCGCATGGTCAATTGCCTCCACCGAATCAGCAGGGGGTTTGTCCTGCCGGCTGCGTTCTCCTCATACTGAACCAGCCTATCATGGTCGGCGATTGTGAGGGCGGGTGTAGCCCAAGACACTCGAAGCACATGCAGTTGCCGCTTTTTGCGCCTTGACAACTGCAGGAGCGATGGCTCCCTCCAGCCCACTTGCAATGCAGGCATAGCATAGTCCCCGAAGTAGACTTGACTATGGTGCACATCTTCAGCTTGTATGAGACCAGCAGTGGCATACTGCCTCCTGGTTAGCCTGGCAAGTTGGTCTCGCATCTGCAGGACGGGGTCAAAATTTGCAAAATTGTAACCCCTGTCGTATTGAATGAACCGCTGCAGATTCATAAAGCTCATCTCACTGAGGGTGCGTCCATCCTCCACTACCTTAACCAACCTATTTGGGTGGTTGAACAACCCTGCCCTGGCCATATGCAAACGGGTGGCATTGGCCCAAAGTTGGTTGACCACATGTGGAAAAACCAAAGCGGGTGGGTCTGCTATGGGGGTGGGAGGAGGAGGTGGGGGCACCAGTGGTAGATGTGGGGCTGCTGGG